ATTGTTTGATAAGTGCCATCATTTGACCATATCTTACTTGACATTAGTAACCCCTCGTAAAAAATTCCACCAAGTTTCTGCTTGTTTTTCCCAACTATAAAATTGTTTGTAAAATTTTTGTTGCATGTCTAAATTATTTTGTATTACATTTAAATGTAATGTGTCCGCTGCAATATCTATTGCAGTTGCGAATGATTTAGCTAATAATTTATAGTCTTCTAAATACTGAACATAAATAGGAAACTCTGAACAAGTTTCAGGTAACGCTCCATAATTAGTTACAATCGAATATAAACCAGCGGACATACATTCAATTGCTGATATACAAGATGTCTCTTCCCAAATGCATGGGTAAGCAAAGATATGATAGTTTTGTAAATTTTCTAAAATATATTCATTAGGTCTATAACCAATGTAATTTACATTTGGTAACTCCGATGCTTGTTTATACAAAGGCACCCATTTATCATCATTAGCTTCTTTAAAAGCATCGCCATATACTTGAGTCGAACTATAAACATCTAGCTTAATATTTTTATTTTTTACCATCTGCATCGCAGCTAACAATACATTTAATCCTCTCCAAGGTGTTGGTTGAAATATCATTTTAATAGGATCACCCTTTTTAAATAATTTTCTTTTAGGAAAAGACGTGCATCCGTTTTTAATAACCATACATTTTTCTGTTGGTAAATTAAAAAGCATTCTGTATTTTTCAAATGTCCAATGAGAGTTAAATACATACCAATCATATTTATGATGATTGTTTTTATCTTTAAACCAAGGATAAATATTAGGTTGATCGTATGAATTTTTTTGCCAAAGTATATTAGGTTTATATGGATGTAGTGGTATCTTTTCTGGTACGGAAGTTGTAATTTGTACCTTATCTAGTAGATCATTATCAACATGATCATATAAAAATTTAAGTTGTAGTTCTGTACCACCAGCAGCTTGCATTAGTCGTTTTTACCAAATACCTCCAAGGAAGCAACTGTTATTTCTAAATCTTGCCTAAAATCATCCTCAGTCGTTTCTGTATTTGGATCCGCAACATCTGCATCAAATGCATCTTTGTTAGCATAGATCTGACCAGTCCTTTTATTTTTTACTATTTCTTTTGCTTTTGCTGGTATTATTTTCATGGTCTTCTCCCTTGACGATTGTATGGTTTATAACTTCTTTTTTC